TATTTTCTCCCACAGACTTTTGCAGTGCTGCAAAGTCCTGATAAATATCTCTGCGGAATTTCAGACGATACAATCTGGGAACTGCTGCACTTGCCTTGAACGGCACATCAATACCGTCAATGGTGATGTTCTTCTGAATTGCCATACTGCCATCTCCTTACGCTTTCACAGATGCTGCGGATGCTTTACCACTCTGTACAGCGGCAGCCAGATTTGGCATATATACCGCCTTGTACCAATTCTCATAAACCTCGGCATCCGTTTTCTCACAGGTTTTAGTTTTTACCAAACCACTGTTCAATGCCGTTGCGGTCAAAGACAGCGTTTCTGTTTTAACTTCCTTTTCGTCCTCAATGGTGCTGGATTCTGTTGCCGGACGAGAGGCAGAGCAGCAGAACAGACAGTGCCGAATTTTATTCTTATCGCCGCTGAATTCAAACAGCAGTGCAAACTGGGATACTTCTGCAGTATTGGTTTCCGTGAGAACGCCCTTTTCATCCAGTTTCTCACCGAGAATGTCTGTCGCAAACTCAAGCGGAACCAGTGCGATTTCAAGATCGCCGGTGTAACCAGAGTTATTGTTGATCACATAGTACACGCCATCGTCAGCGTAAAAATTGGATGCTTCACCTTCTGCATCAATAGACAGCGACACTGCACCGGGAATGCGAACCGGCTTTGCAAAAGTCGGTACACCTTCTTCATCATAAGAAGTGATTTTTGCATAGTGAACTTTGTTCAGACCGAATTTTACCTTGTTTTTCTCCATTGCCATATAGATCAAACCTCCATCTCATAGAGTACTTCATACAATTCTTCCGAATCAATGAATAGTTCTGTTTTTGTGTAATAAATTTCATGCTGGGCAAGCACTGCCTCCACCTGTTCTTCCAGTTCCGGCAGTTTTTTATCCGTGTACAATTCAATGTCCAGCTGCTTAAAACTGAAATATGCCACATTATCCGCTGAAAATGTATTCTCTCCGGGAGATAGAAACAGCAGAAAAGGCGGTGCGGGACTTTCACCCTCGGCAAAATGATGGTAGGCGAAAGGCAGTCCCATCTCTTCCATCATTTCTGCGATCTGTTCGTAGGTCATGACAACGCCTCCTGTTACAATAAGTATAGTCGGTAAATCCACAGCAAACCAGCTATGGTTTACACGCACTCATTTTTGAGCTACAATGAAAGCAGTGATTGGAATGACGTTCGCCTCCTTGGGACAAAGCACCCGTGATCGAGACTGTCATCCATGCTTTCATTGTAGTGTTCGTTTTTGCAGGTTGAGCCGCCAGATCGGTGCGTTCGTGTCACCCAACAGATTGAATAGGGAATGAGAAAAAGCGTGGTTTCCGATTACAAATCCAAACAGGAGTGATATTTTATGAACGCAGTTGGTATCGATGTTTCCAAAGGCAAAAGCACGGTTGCGGTACTCAGACCATTCGGAGAGGTGGTGGCTTCCCCTTTTGATGTGATTCATAACGACAATGACCTTAAACGGCTTGTTAAGCTTATCCGATCACTGCCGGGAGAATCCAAGGTTGTTATGGAGTACACCGGTACATATTTTGAACCCATAGCACAGTTTCTCCATAACAACGGTATCTTTGTTTCCGTAGTCAATGCACTCTTAGTTCATAACTATGGCGGAAACTCTTTGAGAAAGGTCAAGACGGACAAGAAAGATGCTTTGAAGCTTGCTTCCTATGCACTCGACCGCTGGACGGAACTTGATGAATATGTTCCTGCCGATGAACAGCGGAGAACCTTAAAGCTGCTAAACAGACAGTATAATCAATCCATCAAGATACAGACTACGATGAAAAACAATCTGATTTCTTTGACTGATTCTGTATTTCCAGGCATCAACCGACTCTTTACTTCTCTGGAAAGACAATCAGACGGTCATGAAAAATGGGTAGATTTTCTACATGCTTTTCCGCATAAAGACTGTGTTGCTAAGCTGTATCTGTCCGCTTTCAAAGCGAAATACAAAAGCTGGTGCAGCAGAAACAAATACCGATATTCAGAATCCAAAGCGGAAAAAATCCATTCTTATGCAAAATCAGTCATTGCTGTTCTTCCGCCAAACGAGAGTGTAAAATTGCTTGTGACACAAGTTGTTTCCCAACTGAACACAATACTGGAAACTGCTTTTTCTATCCGAACGGAGATGGATAGAATTGCTTCTTCGCTGCCTGAATACGATACTGTTATGTCCATGTTTGGTGTTGGAAAAGTGTATGGTCCTCAGCTAATCGCTGAGATCGGCGACACCAGACGATTCAGAAACAGAAGAGCAATTACAGCTTTTGCAGGACTTGATGCTCCGCCGTACCAGTCGGGACAGCTTGATGTATCCTCCAGGCATATTTCCAAACGTGGTTCTGCAGCTCTCAGAAAAGTTCTCTTTCAAATAACTGAAATATTTATCCTAAGTAAACCGGAAAATGAACCGGTGTATCAGTTCATCATCAAGAAACGCTCTGAAGGAAAGCATTATTATTCATACAGAATTGCTGCTGCAAACAAATTCCTGCGAATATACTATGCCAAAGTGAATCAGGTTTTGAATGCGACGTAACGTTTCTACGCATCTTTTCATCAGGCTGCTTCTTTTTTTCAAATTGGAAGCGGCCTTTTTGTCATGCCATTTTTTATCTTGTGAATTGTTTGTAAATTCACTGGATTGTGGCTTGACTTTTATTTGCAGGTCTCGATCAAATGCTCCAGCAACTGTACACCGTTTTCTTCCGCAGGAGCAATGTGCGGTTTGCCGGATACACGTCCACCGCCACGCTTGGCATGGCCTTTCTCCAAAAGATGTGCCAATCTGTAATGGTATTTGGAATGTACCGTCATTTTCAGAGTATGGCTATTTTCCGAGGTTTTTGTAGCTTTCCAGCTTTTACCGTAAGCACCTGTATCTTTCGGTGCGTTGACGGAAATCTCTTTTTTCACAGAGGTTGCTGTCTTTTTGACCGCTTCTTTCATGGAATCGTTGGCAAGGCTGACGTATTCCTGCAATCCTGCCATGATGTCATCAGCAAGGCTGTCAATTGTACTCATCCGTGCATCCCGCCTTTCTCACTTCACATACAAGGGTGATATAGCTGTTGTGAAGATAATCACGTTGCACAAATTTGATGTGATACTCCATACCTCTAAACAGAATTCTATGCGTAGTTGCATTCAACGACAGCATGAAAAGACTCTGCCTTACCACGAATGACACGGACTGTACTTCTTTGGTGATTCCCGTATTCGTGTTCTCGGCAGAGCTTTTCACCGTCACATTTGCCCAGCAGCTGTAAACTTCATCCCATTTTGTGATGTGGTTTCCGATTTCATCTACCACGGTGCGATGCTCCAGAATGGCGATACGCCGATTCAGTTTATCAAAATCCATTACACCACACCCTCTCGCTGTGCAAACAGAATGGAACGCAGGCTCATGGTAAGACCATGATAGTCGGGCTTGCTTCTGTTTTCATACAGATAACCGAGTGCAAACAATACCGCTGTTCTCGTCACATCTTCAAAACAAGTGAATTTTTCCTCATCCATTCTGCCCACGTCCTTGACCAGTGATTTTGCCGTATCGAGCAGTTGGAGGATGAGCTTGTCATCCTCCTCATGGTCGACACGAAGATAATTTTTGGCTTCGTTAAGGGTAATCATGCTATCACGCCTTTTTGATTGTAAGAGTTTTTACGGCCTCGGGCAGAATCAGCTTGCCGTCCACACGCTGAGAAGCAAGGAAGCCGACCTGTCCGTTCATAGCGAAAAGCTCATTCAGACGCTTAAGAGAACGTCCCTGTCTGTCAGCCACCCAGTAATAGGAATAGTCGCCGAATGCAATTGCCTTTGCACCAGCCGCAATAGTCGGAGCATATACAGAGGTCACATAGGGGCGGTTCAGGATGGTGTCGGGAAGTCCTGCACTGACAGAAGGCTGCCAGATGAAATTGCCCGTATTATCCTTGATTTTACGGAGCGCCTTCACGGTCTGCTCATTCAGCACCCACACAGCTTTCTTGCGATACGGACTCTTGAGGGAGTAGAACAGCTCGATTACATCATCAAAAGTGATAGCTGCACCTGTTGTGGTCGCACCGTTTTCCGCACCGCCTGTCGCAGCAAAAATGCCGGTAGGCTTGCCCTTACCGTCACCGATGAGGAACGCTTCCTCTTCCTTTGTGCCGATTCTTCTTGCAAATTCCTTTGCAATGTAGGAAGGCAGGTCGAAAACAGAATCATTAAGAAGTTCCTCAGAAATCTTAATAGCAGTGCCGACCTTGTAAGCGGAGAGAGCAATCTGTCCGAAAGCGTCATCGGAGAGTGTATAAGCCTCTTCCTCCTCCATCCACGTTGCTTCGCCCTTCTGCGTAATAACGGGGATTTTACGGTCTCCACTTGATGTCTGAATCTTGGTAGCGAGTGGACGGAATACGTTTTCCTCCTCAAGTGCAGAAATGAGCTTCTTTTCGAACTCATCTGGCACAAGAAAGCCGCCCTCAGTATCTGTGCCGACCTGTAAATCATTTCTGACATCAATCCAGTTGCGGTTGCGGATATTATTCCAGAATGCAGCTGTGTATTCCGCAGATGCAGTGCCGGTCTTGGTCTGATTGTCGGGCGTTGCAGGAGTACCAAGAATCGGCTGTGATGTGGGCTTTCTCATCTCTGCGTCAATCTGTTCCTGCCGTTCCAAACGCTTGATTTCCTTGCCGAGGTTCACGACCTCGGCTTCCAGTGCGTCATAGGTTTTGCTGTCCTCCTCGGAAAGCACACCGCTTGCATTTCTCTTATTGTCGAGGAAATCACGAGCCGTGTCCCATGCCTTGGCTCTCTTTTTTCTCAGTTCCTGAATAGTCATATTATCATGCCTCCTAAAATTAATACTTTAAAAGTTCCAGTCTCTTATCGAGCTGGGCGATTGGTGTACCTGTTTGCGTTGCAGAAACCTTCTGCATAAAAGAAGCCGCTGTGCGGGCAGGTGTGTAGCTGAAGCTTACCATGTCCTTCGGCGGCTTTTTCTCTTTTTTATCGGGGTCATCCTCGTCATCATCTTCCTCATCGGGTGCTTCTTCAGAGGATTCCTCTTCTGTAGATTCTTCCTCTTCCGGTTCAGCCTGCGGCATCTTTTCCTTTGCAAACAGAATGCCGTCCACAAAGCCAAGCTGTAACGCCTTTTTCGCATTCAGCCAAGTCTCTTCCGACATCATTTTTGCAATTTTTGAACGGCTGAGATGGCATTTCTGCTCGTAGGCGTTGATGATGGATTCCTTGACCTCTTCGAGGATTTTGATTGCTTTTTCCATATCTGCCTTATTTCCGGAAGCAAAACACGCCGGATCATGCACCATGAGCATTCCGGTAGGACTGATAAATGTTTCATCACCTGACATTGCTACCACGGATGCAGCGGATGCGGCAAGTGCATCGATTTTCACTGTGATTTTGCCCTTATGGTTGCGAAGCATCGTGTAAATCTGACTCGCAGCAAACACGTCTCCGCCCGGGGAGCAGATCCAAACAGTCAAATCTCCGGGGTGCTGCTCCAGTTCCGATTTGAAGAGTCCGGGAGTGATTTCGTAGAGTAGGAAAGTATCGCCTTGCTATGTTTCCATAGTAGGTTTATACA